CCCCACGTAATAATACGTGAAATCAATATTCCCAAATTTGTAAGCTTACTTACGTTATACAATGACGTCTGCCAAAATAGCCTGCAGCCGAAGTGGGGATGGCCCCACACCGGCTCTCAGCGGTTCTGAGAGAACATCGGTTTGTCCAACTGATGTTTCCATAGTGGACAGGACAAATGCCCTAATTCGCGGCCTCGAGCTTGTGCTTTCCCATCATGGGGCGCACAAGTGTATCCGCGTCGAACTGTTCAATCAAGTTCATGATTACCTAGATAGTTCTCCTAGTGAGATGGTTTGGATGAAGAGAGCAAAATGCTTCTTGGCCGACCCTCTCGCTAGATATCTTCGTAATGAACCCCCTGCTGCTCCAGATTGTGGCTATTTAAAGCTATCTGGACCCGCCGGGCGATGGATGAAAGCTCGCCTTCTCAACTACAATCGGAAGAATACCCACCTCTGGTATTCCTGGCTTCAAACTAAGAAAGCCACACTCGATTCCAGCGAGGATGTCGTCAACGAGAACTATGCTGATCATTGCAAAATTCTTGTATCTAAAGACGACGGTGATGATGAATTGATCGAGAAGATCTTCAGGATTCCCGCATTTGTAAACCATCTGGAATACATTGCGACCCGTTCCACCAAGTTGTTCTGTGATAGTCCGATCTTTACAGACCGCCATCCAAGCACCTCTGCTAGCTTTAGTAGTAAGCGGAGTGAACAAGGAGCCTATGGGGAGCTCTCTCGGTCAATTGGAATTGACGAGGAGTATCTCTACCCTTGTGATCTAGTTTCCATGGCCTATGTGCCTCGCCTCAACGGGAGAGCCCATCACAAGGTCCATGAAATCCGATGTGTATCAACCCTCCTAGGACAAGACTGGGAGGATGCTCTCTCGAAACAATATTTCGAAAGAAAGCCTCATACTCTCTCCGCAAAGATACAAGGTATCGTGGAACCAATGAAAGTAAGAGTGATCTCTAAGGGACCTGCCCTTGAGTACTACGCTGCTAAGCCGCTACAGAAAGCGTGGCATGACGTAATGAGGGAGATGAGTTGTTATCGGCTGATTGGCCGACCTCTCTGCCCGACGGACGTAATCGACCTTCATCAGAATGTTCCCAGTGATTGGGAATGGTTCTCTGTCGATTACAAGGCTGCGACGGATAATTTATCCTGGAAATACTCAGGGAAGATTTTACAATCTCTGACTAAGTATTTGTCGCCACGATTACGCGAACTGGCGTGGGATGTTCTTGGTCCCCACCAGCTAGTCTATCCCAACAATGCGAAGATCGCCTCCAAGAAAATGGAACGTGGTCAGTTGATGGGCTCGATCTTGAGCTTTATCATTCTCTGTGTTGCCAATTATGGCCTTTACCTTTCTGTTACTGACGGCATTCAAGCCGGTTGGTCAGATCAGGAGAGAATGGATCACTGTCTAATCAACGGTGATGATCAACTCTATTGTGCCCCTCCGGAACTTTGGAAAGTTCATGTTGAAGAGGGTCGTCGCGTTGGACTCGAAATGAGTGTTGGGAAGGCCTATCACCATCCGCGTTATTCGAACCTTAATAGTACGTCTATCGACTGTCCGATCGGTTCTCCTCATCCGTATCAGGTGACCTACCTGAATTCGGGTCTCTTTTTCGGTGTGTCAAAAGTCCGCTCTCAGACTGACACTGAGCTAGTTACGAAAGATATCGTTGAGCTCCTACCGAAGGTCCTATCCGGTGCCTTGCCCGGACGACAATGCTCCCTTCTCGGCCATTGGTTCAAAACCCATGACCCCTGTGAGATTCGGAGATGTTGTGAGATCGCCATTGGCCGTCACAAAACCATTGTCCGCAGTATGTTCATGCCCAAATCCCTTGGAGGGATGGGAGTTGAAGCCCCCTTAGGGTGGTCTCATTACCGTAGCCATCGACAGATTGTCTACGCTTCAACGTTCGTCCAAAAGAACCCTGATCATACTTCCTCATTCCCATTAGCCTATCCGGGGTTATTACCCAGACAGCTGAATGAGTTCGTGGAGAAGCCCTACTATAAGGCTCCATTGTTTCGCACTGAGCGACAGTCCGTATGTGGTAAATCCTACCTGCGGACTCTCAGAGAAGCGAATGTCCCACTTATCCCTATCGCCCTAAATCGAGGATGTTACGTTCTGTAACCGGCGTAGAGGGTTGCGATTCTTGACAGTCCAGCTCATGACGTTAAACCGAGCATGGGGTCCAATCTATTAAATCTTCCAAAACAGTGTCCAACCCTAAGAAGGTGGAATTAAAAGTTCTGTACTAAGGTGAGTCCCTTCTCCCGGAATGTCGAGAGACTACACGGGGAGCCCGTCTGCCATGGTGAGCCTTATGCCCATGTGTCCAATGACAGGTTAGATTGGATGTATAGTCCCGCCGTTCATGCGGTATCCCATACAATGAACAAGAACGCAAAACAGACCCCTCGAGCCCAGTCCAATACTGGAGGTCCTAAGAAGACTCGAAAACAACCCCAGGTGAAGCGGTCCCGTGGGATCCAGGAGAATCCAACAACTCGGAATTTCCCAGATAGTGCTCTGAGTTTGACGAGGGCGCAGTTTACTGCGACTTCTCCCCAGAACTATTGGGAGTTTGCAAAGGCCAGTACACCGGGTGGACTGAGAATTAAGGCTCGTGAACTTGTCACGTCCGTAGTTCTTAGTGCTACCTCTACTGGTGCTTTCCAGTTAGCGAACCTGCCTTCGAGCGGTTCACTTACTCTGAGTCCTGTCTCCTTCCCTAGACTTTCCCAAATAGCCAACGCTTTTGAGTGGTATATCTTCCATAAGGCAGATATTCTTTTCCAATCAAACCAGCCCACAACAGCAACCGGAGAAATTCTGGTCTGTGCTGATTATGATGCTAAGGATACCGCTCCTACGACTTCGGTCGGGATGATGAGAAATATTACGGCGACTATGTCGAACATATATTCAGATGCATCCTGTCAGGCCCTCAAGTCTCTTGCCCGCCTCCCCCGATTTTCAATCGCGGTGAGTTCATCGGGTGATGTAGAGCAGCTCTACCAAGCTCTCGTTTACGTTGGCGTGGAAGGCTATACCGGAACATCGGGGGACTCCGTCGGATATCTCGTTATCGAGTACGACGTTGAGCTCTTCTCTCCCCAGTAAGGAAGTCCACTATCCTCCCTTCTATTGTATATTACATTTATTGTGAAACTTCACATGCGAAGTATTCGCCGGATGTCTTGCCCCGAGTCGTCATAGACTTAGGGGATGAGCTACCTACACCTACTATTAGGTCTTATTGTGACAGCCAACCCGCGCTTGGACATGGAAGTATTCCGTCCTGTAATCGAGGGGGTCGTAGCAGTAAGCTCGTCTAAGTTTGTAGGGATTGCTAGTCTCAGCGGCACGAAGCCAGTGAAGCAATGTTTCTCTTTTGTAGTGGTACATGGATCTTTAACGACGCAGGGAGCGTCTCAGGTCGATCCGACCTGGCC